GTTGCCTTCTTGTCATTACGAAGCAGCAAATCAAACAAAAAGATGATTTCACGATAACTGTTATACATGGGTGTCGCTGTTAACAACAAGAGTTTCAGTCCATCCGATGAATCCATGACACGCTTCAAAAACGGTGTGAGTCTTTTACCTGCAAGACTCTCTGTGAGTTCAGCAGCACCCCCAGGAGCATCCAAATTATCTTCATCTGCTTCACCAGGAATATCACGAAGATTGTGGGCTTCGTCAACAATTAGCATACGCCCTGAAAACTTCTTACGAAGAATCTCATTTTCCATTTGGAGCCGTCTCTCGCCCTGAATACTCTTAGGTATGGATTCAAGCATCCCTCGTATGTGATTATAGAATTGCGTGTATCCATAGATTTCATAGCGTTTTTTCTTCAGTCTGTGAATCTTGCCTCCAATCTCCTTTGGATCACGAGACGACTCCATTCCTGAGAGTTTCAGGTAGGTAGAACCTGTGCATCCATTAAAACGATTTGGTTCTCCTTCTCCTTGACCTAAAATCAAGCGATCCTCTGAAAAAATAGCACGTTCAAATCCAGGTTGAATATTGGGCGGCGCAACAATAATGACTTTCTTTCTCGGGAAGGCCTCCAAATATGCCTCAGCGACAGTAATTGCAGCACACGTTTTTCCTGTGCCCACACCATGATAGAGTAAGGCAGAATTATAGGGCGTCTTAGGTGAAATATATTGACTAATAAATCGTTGAACAGGACTGATTTCAAATTCCTTTGTTGAGTCACATGGATTGTCACCTTCCTCGATTAATTCCTGAATCGTTTGTTGTTTGTGCTCAGCAAATTCTCTTTTATGAAAGAGCTTTGAGACAAACTCAGGATCATCAATGTCAGGATAGAATCCAAACTCTTCCTCCTCTCTTACCTTGGGAAAGAGACCACGTTCAGTAAGTGCTACAAGAAGACGGTCTCTCTCTTCAAAATTTGTTTCCTGTTGCCATCTTTCGAGTAGCTCTGCGTCCTCCATCTATTGAGGATGGAGAAGAGGACAAAAATTCCGTAACAGAGTTCCTAGGCGAAGAAGGATTTCGCGTTTTTCCACATTTTCAGGTCTCAGTTTCTGAAGGGCATCATTCAAGGTAAACCAACCAATTGCACCAATTTCACGTTTCATTAATGCATTCTTTTCATCGATACAAATATCTTTAGTATCCGGAACATAGACCACAAAGTATTTATGACAATAGTGGACATTATTGCTTCCAAAGAAGATTTCATTTAAGGTATCCATATTATGAATGACAACCACATTAGAACTGAGAATACCTGTTTCTTCAAACATTTCTCTCATAGCACACTCTAAATCCGATTCAAATCCATCACGTCGTCCCTTTGGAAATCCCCATTCGGGAGTATCCCAATGTATTGTTGTTTCATTTACAAGGCTTTGAAGTGTAGCACGTGTTCCTGATAGGTCAATGGTAATACCCTCTCGAATTGCTAATAGCTTATTTTTTGAATTCTCCTTGTCCTTTTTATATTGAGTCTCAGAACTATCGGAACCCCACATTTCTGCCCAAAGATCTTCAAAGTCCTTTTCAATGATCTTCTGACGTTCAGCGTCCGTCATTCCAGCAATTTGTTTTCGTATATAGTCAAGATCATTCACCGAGTATTTACCACGAAGCATATCTACAAACCCGAGACTATCACGGCGTTGAATCAAAAGAACTTGAATTTTAGAAAAAGCGGGTTCAAAGCCCGTGATACTCTGAGCCTGCGTCGTCAGAACTTTTTCTTGTGACCACAAGGGGTCATTTACACGAAAAAGAAGTGTCCCGAAACTCGTAACAGGAGAAGGACAATCGCGCGATGAATGAGTATATTGACCACAATTTGTGCAGTGTCTATTATTTTTTTGAAAATGGAACATGGGATAACCCGTTAGTCTTTAACTGTTTGCATACTTTAGCCTCTTCGTTCATCTTTTACTTTCAAAGTATTCAGCAAAAGTAGATGCATTTACCTCCGTCAGCATGGGGGCCATTCTTTTGGCACACAATGCATATTGTTGCGTTAGGATATCCAACAAATCCTAGTTATGGTCATAAAAAGGCTGCTAAAGAATTTATTGAATCCTTTGCTTTTCTGATTCCATGTCCAATCTGTAAAGAGCACTTTATTGAGCATTTGAAAGAGTCACCTATCTCTCCATTTCTTGACCGACGAGAAGATTTATTTAAATGGACTGTCACACTTCACAACAAGGTCAATAAAAAACTTGGAAAGCCAATTGTATCGGAGCTTGAGGCAATTCATTATTATAAACGTCTAGGTCAGCAGAATCGTTCACCTGTGATGAAGCCTGATGATTTTGCCGAGGCTGATATGAGAGCGACTCTAAAAGGTGTTGCGGTAGGTGTTGCTGTTTCTTCTGTTGTCGCAGCCGCAATCTGGTATTTGAATAAAAACGAGTCTTAATAGATATGTCAAAGGAGGACTCAATAAAAGAAGGGCTTTTGTTACCTACAGGTCCAACCCGAGAGGTAAGAAAAGAAGCAAAAAAAATAGTGCTTGAGCCTATTCTCACAGCCGATCAAATCAAGTCTAGAGAAGGCACTTATTTTGATGAAAAGGCCATTAAAACACTTATTAAAGAAGATGCGGATGTCTATGGAAAGGATCCCGAGGCTCCTGGTGGTGAGAAGCTTCTCGCAAAGTTCCGAAAAAACGTGATTCCTAAGGAGCTCATTGAAAAGGGCTGGGAGGCATTTTATAGCACAGCCGCAGCAAGTCGTAACCGAGGAGCTGCTGCAGGCCCTATTAATCTCAAGAGCGCATACTGGAAAAAGAGAAAGCCGACGGAAATCACAAAGTGGTCAGCGAGGTATACGCAGAATGGAAAGACAAGTAAGATGCGTGTAAATAACAATGTGTATAGCAGTGTTCTGGGTTTCTTTGAACAGACACCGTTCATGGGCCTTCCATGCCGTCTCACTTCCTATACCCAAAAATACTTCAAGCAATATAAACATGGTATGCCTTTTATTGAGGCACTGGATCGTGTATTTCATACGCTCGTCCCTGAGCAGTATGGAAAACAACGAAAAGCTGCAAGTGAAAAACCGATGTATCGAATTGGTAATACAGCCTTTTCCTCTGTGACGATTAATCGTAACTTTCGAACGGCTCTTCACATGGATGATGGAGATTTTCGTGAGGGCTATGGTAATCTATCCGTCATTGAACGCGGAAAATATCACGGAGGAATTACAATGTTTCCAAGATTCGGAGTTGGATTTGATTTGAGAACAGGAGATTTTATTGCGATGGATGTTCACGAATGGCATTGTAACACAGAACTCTATGAAACTAAAGAGGATAAGGAGTTTAATAAGGATCTTCCAAAAATTCACTTTGCAGACCCTTCTACCGGCACAATGGGAGTTGAGAAGGCCTTTACACGCATCTCATTTGTGTGCTATTTGCGTGAAAAGCTTCGTGGATGTAAAGAAGCTGAAACTCGAAAATATTATAAACGAATCCATTTTGATCTTGAAAAGGGTCCTGCTCCTCGTGACAATCAAACAAGGAAAAAGAGGGTAGTAGAACAGGAATAGGATCAATGACCGACAGGGCACGTGAACTTGAAAAAATGTTAGGAAACCCTATGCAAATACAAAGTTCTTCGGCATCCTTTGAACCAAATTCATCGTCAAGTTCAACATCCGCACCTGTAACAATCTTATATTATATTGGAATGATTCTCTTTGTATTGATGATTATACTAGTTGTTCTTCAGTATACAGGTATTTTCCAAACTTTCTCTTTTATCGATGGCGACGGAGGATATATTCCAATTATGAGAACCAATGATGCACAGCTTGTATGGACAGACGGCCCTGTGGCTGCGGATCTAAGTGGAAATGTAACAAAAATTCTTCCATGTTCATTTACAATTCAACAGGATATCTACATAGAAAATGAAACTGTAATTGGCTCTAAAAGGCGTGTCTTTTTCTACAGATCCAAAACACCCATTGTCCCACAATCCACTAACGATGACTTAATTAAATCGTATCCTGAATCAAACCTTCTCATGTATCTTCTACCGAATACAAATGATTTGGTTGTGTCTGCCATTACAAAGGATAAAGAAAATCGTCTTCACATTGAATCAGCACCTACTGTTCTAAATGTTCCGATACGGCAGCCTTTCCGGCTAACGGTTGTATTTTTACCACAAGTGCTTGAAGTTTATATGAATGGAAAGCTATTTGGAACAAAGACATTTAAACATCAGCCAAATGAAACGACAAACTATTTTTGGGGACCTCCAGAACAGTTTAGAAATACGGTGAGAGTCATGAACTTTTCGTATTGGGACCGTCCTTTAATGGCAATGGAGGTTCCTAAAACTGCTCCTGCGATACCTGACGCATCCGAATTTAATCCTTCAGGCTTACCCACAGCTTCTTGCTCATAACTAGGATGTGGCTCTATGTCTTTGGAATTCTAACAGGGCTTTTAATTGCCATGTATTTTATTCCACGTTCATGGTTCAAGAAGATACAAGAATCAAAACTTGTGGGTCCTCTTACTTTAAATAAGAAGCCTGAGATTGGAAAAACAGAAGATTCACAGATTCTTCTTTCTGCAACGAATACGGGTTCTCTACAGGCATTTGTATATCCGATGCCTTTGCAACGCACAGGAGAAATGGCATTTTGTTCTGATTCAAATCACGGTCAACCAGGCCAAGAGGACTGTTCAACAGGTCGTTATGGTATTTGTTCGTGTATAGGAAATGATTGTTCTACCTGTAAACACAATGGATATGTGAATATTTTGAATGTTTCAAATATACTTCGAATTGAACTTTTAGCGGCTCCGGATGCGGGTCGTCAAGGGTCTGCCTCCGTTCAACTTATTGCACGCTGTTTACGAAAGAAGGAAGGTAAAACAACCACAGAGGTTGTTGAAGAAACACTTGTTCTTCCGAATATTCCTTTCCAGAAATGGACGATGATTACAGTAGCCAGAGAAGGACGACGATTCGATATTTATTACAATAATTCAATTGTTCTTTCTAAGCGTGTTCAATACATCTTGGATTCTGGATCTGCTGTCTCTCCAATTGTAGCAGGTGACCCGCGTTTGGATGGATTAATTGCTCATGTTAATATTGTCCCGAAGAAATTTACGGCAAGTGATGTAAGCAATACGTATAAAAACAAAGCTGATACAAACGGCGAACCTTATTTGGGAGGAGATACTGCTCTTATTAGCTCAATTACCAATCTTACACCTTTTTGTAAAGATGGGTCATGTGTCAATGGGCCTAATATCAAACCCGCCTCTCCTTTAATGGATTGGGAAACCAATTATGCTTGAGAATATTCTCCATAGACTTCAGAAGGTTATCAATGGACTCTTTACGTCAGGGATCTCAAGTGAGTGGCATCTCAAGGGGTGTAGGTGGTGTAGCAGTCTTAATTCTAGGCGCGATTGCTCTTTATTATACATACCAATATCTTTTTACGGCATCAGGATTGGCCTCTGCTACAGTGATTACAGAGCCGATTGCTGGTAATAGTGCTACGGATCTATTCACGATCCCTCCTCCTTATGAAGGTGGTGAATATTCAGTGTCTTTCTGGATGTATATTACGGCATTTAAGGATGTCATGGCAAAGAATAAGCACATTCTTGAAATTCGTGGTGCATCTTCCTCTACACTTGTTGTAGGTCTCAGCTCATATACAAGCAAACTCTTGGTCCGTGTAAATACATCAGGACCTACGGCATCTAGTGGTGCGAATAAAAGTCTAACACCCGATACTATAAAGAGATTGTTTACAGCAACAGAGCTTCCTTCCGGTCTAACTGATAATTTGGAACTCTGTGATCTCCCCGAGGTGAACCTACAAAAGTGGGTCTTTGTATCAGTTGTTCTAAGTGGAAAGGTCTGTGATGTCTATATGGATGGAAAACTCAACCGTTCATGTGTTCTCCCAGAGTATTATCGTGTTGACCCCAAGGGTGTCAAGATGAAGTTACTTGACTTTGGTGGATTTGAGGGATATCTTGGCGATGTCTCTACATACAACTACGCACTCAACCCTGATCAGATTTATCGTATGTATATGATGGGACCCAGTGATGGCCAGACAAACTTCATGGGATGGATCAAGAATCTGTTCGATGTCAAGGGACAACTCACTTACAAATACCCGACACCTGCTATTCAATATGCTAAGGGCCAGGTGAATTTTAGTGCTTAAAAAGACTTAGTTAGCAAACCATTTGTTATTAGTTTCTTAAAATTAACAACTAACGGTAGAGATGTCAGACGCTGCTAATTCAGATTCAGGATTTGTAGGCCTCATTGCAGGAAAAGGATTTTTCCAACAAGTTCTGCTTGTGTTAATAACACTCACCATTCTCTTTTTTCTGTTTGTAACAGTTGAATACCTTGTCATTTCATTCATGAGAATGGGAAGCAAAATGGTTGAATTAATGCCCTATACGATTGCTGCAGAGGACAAACAATATGTATTTAGACAGGACCTCAATAAGTATCCTGATGGCAAGCAGTTACTCTTTTCCGACAATGAACGAACAGGCACAGAATTTAGCTATAGCTTTTTCTTATATATAAATCCTTCAACCTTTTCAGGCGATGATGTTCTAAAGCATGTTTTCCACAAGGGCTTTACAATTCCCTGGCCTCTTCTAGGCCCCGGTGTTTTTGTGAAGGGCGATTCAAACACTCTTCGAATCATTATGAATTCCTACAAGAATCCTATGACCTTCGTGGATGTTGAGAACATTCCTGTGAGAAAGTGGTTTCACTGTGTTCTCGTCTGTAGAAAGAATAGTCTTGAGGTCTATCTTAATGGAAATCTTATTAAGAAGTTGCCCTTTGAAGGATCTTTGGCCTACCAGAACTTCCAGGATCTTACTCTATTCAGCACGATGAATTTAACATTAAGTAAGACAACAACTGTTGCACTTGAGAAGCCTTTACGATTTAACGGTGCTTTCAGTGGAAGTTTAAGCAATCTCTTTTATTTTGCCTATGCTTTATCCTACACGGAAATTCAGGCTCTTACAGCAAAGGGTATCTCATCCAAGACTCTCACAAAGGCCCAGGACATGCCTCCTTATCTCACCGATACTTATTGGACGACCTCTTATCAACAACAAATATAAGTCTAAAAACTATCTAAATCCTTCTACCCTTTCTCTTAGTAGAGCAAGAGTAGAATGACAGGGGGTGGTTTATTAGCACTTGTAGCCTATGGCACTCAAAATGTTCTTTTAAGCGGAAATCCCGAAATGACATTTTGGTATAAATCCTATCGGCGATATAGTCATTTTAGTCAAGAATCTGTATCATTTTCTCTTGAAGGGCCCAATGAACTTTTCTGGAATCAACCCATTAAACTTCGAGCAAAACTTCAACGTGTTGGAGATCTTGTAAGTGATATCTATTTCACATTTCGTGTTCCTGATATTTATAGCAAGGATGCATCAGGTAATCGTTCTTCTCCAAATACAATACAATACCAGTATCAATGGGTTCGGTATCTAGGAGCAGCTCTTATTCAGAATGCTGCATTTTATGTAGGAGGTCAGAAGATTCAGGAATTTGATGGAACCTATCTTCTTGCAAAAGCGCTAGCCGATTATGATTCAACAACTTTTGAAAAA